TGATCCAGTCCGCCTCGGAACGAGCCGTCCAGTTCCATGAAGTCGATGTTCTCGCCCTCGCTGTCGCATCCGAAGATGTAGGTCTCCGGGCCGCTGAACGGAACGACTGCCGCTGAGACGGCAACTTGCTCGAATATGGGAACCGGCCCGTCTCCGCGATCCTCGCCCTTCATCGGAGGCTCGACTCGGTAGAGCCTCATGTCGCCGGTCGCTCCTGGTATCTGTTTGATGTATGTCGCTGTCCCGGTCATGCCGACGTGACCTCCGGTGCCTGCACCTTGTCAGCGGCCAGGGCCAGCGAGGTGTCCTCGAACTTCGCCAGCGCGTCCTGCGCCCGTTCCAGATCGCGGTGCGCCCGATCCACCTTGGATTCGAGTTCGTCACGGAAGTCCGCCAGTGCCTCCCGCAGTTCGTCCGGTGTCGCCGGGTAGATCATCACGTCGGTATCGCTGGTCATCACGTTTTCCGTGACGCTGACTCCCGAGTAGGACTTCTCATACTCCACGCCGATGACAGTGGTGCCGTCAGTCGATTGCAGAATCTGGCGGACCACTCCGATCACGATTTTCGGCTCCGAGTAGTTCGACGTGATGACTCGCCGGTATACGTCGCCCTCTGCCAGATTGACGATCCGGGCAACGTCGGCATTGGTCTGGATGATGCTGTCGATTCTCATTGCTTTCTCCTCCTGTGTTTCAGACCCCGTTCGATGAGGTCCAAAGTCTCCTCGACCGAAGTCACGGCTCCGGCCATACCACCCGCGTCATTGATCCGGGCGATCTGTATTCTCTGCCGCTTCGTCACGCGGCTCATTGCATGTTCATGGGATTCACCGGGGCGGATGAACTTAATCTCCGCCCCGATGAACACCGACTCGACGACCATCAACAAGTCCGGCACTCCCGTCTCCTGGTAGGGAGAGCCGACCGGGTGGAATATCCACGCCGACGGGTAGCGTTCGTGAACAGCCTTCACGATCTGTTTCTGCAAGCCCGACTCATTGACAGCCATGACGATCAGAGGTTAGTCAGATCGTCGAGGTTCACGTCCTCGCTGGATTCGTCCGTATCCGGCTCGGGAGTCGCCGCCTGCTCCGGGGTCGTCTCCTGCTCCTGCGAAGGCTCAGCGGCCTGCTCAGGCTCGTTCCCGATGTCGTCCAGGTCCGCTTCCGACTGCTTCTCCGACTTACGGATCTTCGCGTATCCGCGAACCTCGGACTTCACGCGACCGTTGTAGGGTTCGCCGTCCTCGACCTGCACTTCCAGTTGCTTATTCACGAACTGGTTGAGGCTGATCTGGAGACGCTTACGCGGGGTCGGCAGACCAATCGCCTGCATGAACCCGACCACGCGGAACAGGCTCTTTTCAGTGAGCACGAGGCGGTCGACGAGGGTCGCTCCGTCGAACTCTCCGCCCTGCACCCGCAGGAACAGATTGATCATCGTGTTGCCCGACCGCGCTTCGGTCTGCTCGGCATCGTCGACGACCACGCGATACGTGCCCTCGGGGATGCGGCTCCCGGTGCGATCCTTGAAGTTAGTGAGGTCGATAGTCAGTTTGTCACTCATGAGTTTCTCCTATTTCTTATTTCTTCTCAGCGGACTTGGCGGCTTTGGCTGGGATGCCGCCGATCCCGAGCACTCGTGAGAGTTGCACGAGGCTGGTCTGTGACTTCCGCCCGAGGATGGGCGGGATCTTTCCCCGCAACTGGTAAGGCAGTCGCGCCTTCGTCCGGTAGCCGGGATGGGAGCCGAACCGCACGATGTGATTGACCGGCGGCTCGGAGTCGTCTGCGAGGTGGTCCATGTTCTCCTCCACGTCGCAGTACACGATGTAGTCGGGTGCCGCGTTCGTGATCGACAGTGCGCCCTTCTGCACGTCGGGCATCCGCGAGACGTTGCCGCTCTCCGCGTCCTCCGTGATCTTCGTCTGCGCGGTCATCACCACGTGCATCGGCTTCTGCCGATTGCCGTCGGCCAGTCCGAACCAGAACGTCGCAGTGTCGACCATGATGTCGAGTGCCTGTCCCCATGTCCGAATGTCTGCCGGTGCGGTGCCTTGCTTAATCTCCCGCACAGCGGTCTCGTCGTGTCCGAGCAGGTAGCGCATCGTCATCTTCTGCACTGCGGTCAGCGAGTCGATCACCACGGCCTCGTAGTCGTGCTTGCCCTCGTTCAGTTGCCAGAACAGGTCGTCAAGTGCCGTGATCGAACTCGGTCGGGCGATGTCGATGTTGTTGACGTACTTCGCGCCCTTGAACGAGCGGATGCCCTTCTCGCCCGTGAAGTCCACGAACAGTGTCTTGCCTGCCTCTGCAATCGTCGAGGCCAGCGTAGTCTTTCCCGCGCCCTGCGGACCGTGGATGAGCCAACGGCCCCGATCCTCCGGTATGTCGTCGGAGCCGTAGATTTCGACTCCGGGAATGCTCAATGCCATTCTCGCTTCTCTCTCTCTCTCAGTTTCCGAGGGCGTGGCGATCTGCCAGCCCCGTCCAACGCTTGCCCTGCTCCACAGTCATTGCCGACGGCACAGCATCGTCGAGCAGTTCGATGAACCGCAGGAGGTGATATGCCTCATCACGCTTTCCCCAATTGAGTGCGCTCTCCGCGCCGTCCAGGATCGTGTCGATCCGTTCGGCCTCTGCCGTCCGAGTGTCCGTCGCTGTGCTCATTGCGTTCCTCTCTGTCTGCCTGGCTGGTATCTCAACTGTACCACACAATGTCACACGTGTGCACACTGAGACGACTTTTCCCAGGATTATTTTTTGCGCAGTCCGAACGCCGCCAGGTCAAAGTCTCCGCCCGGTCCCGACGAGAGTTCGGCCCTGCACAGTTCCACGAACGGGCACCACTTGCACCTGCTGGTGAGGTTGCGACCCGCTTCGCCCGATTCTTCCACGCGCTTGCGAGTCCGGCGCATCTCGAACGCTGTGTCGACGCTCGCTCGCAGGTGGCCGACCACGATCCTCTGATTCAGCGGTGTCAACGTCCGCTGTAGCCATGATGACTGCGAGGCCGGGTCCGACAGATTCTCGATCACCGACTGGTCTGCCGTGTAGAACCCTGCGTCCGATCCGTCCTTCTTCCGGCCAGGGTACGGTGCGCCCTGCCCGTCCGGTCCCTTTGCGAACTCGACGTACGTCCGCAGGTCGTAGTCCGTCACCGATTTCGACAGCGTTCCCGCCTGCGTAACCTTCGGTGTCTTCGGTGCCACCATCCGCACGCGGTCGTAGGCCACCGCCTTGATCCGCCCATACCCCCACTCAGTCACCTCGGGGCTTGCTCCCCATGAGTAGACCTGCAACTGCGAGTCCATCATGTCGTCCGCGCTCGACTGCGTGCCCAGCGACTTGTGAGTCTTATGGTCTCTGGCGACGACCATCTTGCGCCGCGAGTCCCAATAGATTTCGTCGACGTAGCCGACCATCGTCGTATCCGGGTCAGACACCTCGCCGGTCTCCGGGTCCGACAGTTGCGGCAGTTCCCGCTTCCACCGGAACTCGACGGCCAGCGGGTGCTCGTATTCGAGGTCGCCAGCCCAGCGTTCGTGCCACTGCTCATCCACGTAGGTGAGCCGGTCGATCAGCCCTCCGCCGATCCTCTTGTCCCATACGTCGTGCACCTCGAACGGAAGTGCCTCCCACCACCGCTCAGCGGCTCCCAGCACGCGCTCGGCCAGCGTTTCGGTCTCGTTGTACGCTGTCGAGATTTCCGGGCCGTCATCGACCGTTCTCAGCGTCTCCGGGATTTGCTTGAGCGATCCGTGCTTCCGCCCTCGGTCAATGCTGTCTGCCGCTCGGAGAGCGTGCCACCATATCCCGAACTCAAGTTCGACTGCCGCGTCTCCCTCCGGGCGATCTTCTTCGAGTCTCTGGATCGCTCCATATTGCCAGCGTTGGGGACATGCCCGGTGCGTGTTGATCTGGCTGTAACTGGCAAAGTGCGTTGTCATTATTTCTCCTCCGTCTCTTTTGGTGAGACAGTGTCTCACAATGAGAAACTGTCTCGTATTTGGCCTGGTCAGACCCTGTTTTCTCTCTTTTCTTTTGCTTTTCTCTCTCCCCGTACCTTTAGGTACGGGAGAGAGAAAAAGAAAAAAGAAACGCAATCAGCCCCTGATGTGATGGAGCATGGCGGCTTCCAGGTCGCCCCGGTCTCCGTGCGTCTTTTTGATCACGTCGTCGACGGTCCCCGGTGCCGCGCAGTACCAGAACGTGATCGGTCGCGTCTGCCCGATCCTGTTCAAGCGGTCCCGCGCCTGCACCATGTCGTCTCTCTGCTCACTCATTGACGCGAAGATCGCGTGATTCGCCGTGATGAGTTCGTTCACCGCGAGGCTCATGGTCTTGATCTGCGCGATCATCACCATCCGCTGAGGGTCGTCCGACCCGAACCGTCTGCGCAACCGCATCCGCTCGTCTGTCGGCGTGCTCCCCTCAATCACCTGCACCTCAGTCGTGCCGTCCTTGTCCTCGAACGCTTTGCGCAACATGGCAATCTCCGTCGAGAAGAACGCGAACACCACGATGCGCTTCTCCCCCACCAGCGAGTCGTTGACGATGGACTGCACGGCCTTGACCTTCGAGTCCCCGATAATCTGCATCTCGCCGTCGTCGCTGGGCACGTGCCCCGAAGTGATCTGCCTCAGCCTGATCCGCTGTGTGAGCATCGACGTAGCCGACACCGAAACGCCCTTGGCAATCTGCGCGGCCAACTGCTCTTTCATGTCCGCGTACGCCTTCGTTTCCTTCGCCGTCAGGTGGACTGGCACCGTCACGTCCAGCGTCTCCGGTAGGTCGAGGGCTTCGTCCTTCCGCGCCACGACAGCGGCCTTGCTCATGATCGTCTGCATCTCGTCGAGGTTGCGGTAGCCCACCACCTCTTTGCCCATCCAGCCGCCGAGTGTGGCGAACCGATTCTTGAACCCGCCGAAGGTCGCCTGTCTCCACGAGCCGTCCGGCTGTCGGTGCCCGAACGCATACGGGTCGAGGAACCTCCACTGTCCGAACACGTCGAGCGGACTGTGCGGCATCACGGTTCCCGTCAGGATGATCCTGCGCTTCACCGACGGAGACACCCGCGCCAGCAGTCGAGACGCATTGCCGCTCGACGATTTGATCTTGTGGCTCTCGTCGACCACGATCAGGTCCGGTCCGAACCGCTTGATCGCGTCGACCTGCACGTCAGCCATCGTCTTGCTTCCGACCTTGGACCGCTGTGTGATCGTGTCGAG